ATCTATTTTTCTAAGTAAATCAAATGCTGCTGAATAATTTTCAGCTTTACCACCGCTTGCAATATCCGCAGCCTGTTGTCTGAGTTGTTCTAAATAGGCATTTGCCCCTTGTTGTGTAGCTTGTGTGATTCTTAAAGCATTCTGTTCTTCAACTTTAGTTTTACCGACAGCTAAATATAGAGGATCAGTGATACCATAAGTTTCACGCATCATACCAGATAACTGTTTAGTTACCTGTTGTTGAATAATACGTTGTTTTTCAGGATCTTTAAAAGCTTCAACTCCAGAAAATGGTGTACCATCTGCTAGTTGATATTCATTTTCAGTACTCTTTAAAGCTTTACCAAGAATAACATTATAAGATTGTGAATAGATCCTATTCCTTAAAACACGACGCCCAACAGCACCAAGACCAGCAGCATCTGCTAACGCTCTTGTCGTACTGTATAAGGTTCCACCAGAATTAATTTCATTTTCAATAATCTGAGTGGTTTCTTGAGTAGCACCTTGAGTTAATGCAGAAACATTTTTATTATAATTAGTTAAAGCTTCTTGAGTAATAAGACTGCCACTGATATCCATGCTCATTGCGATATCAGTTTGGTCTTTTAATTGGTTGGCAGTATTTTCTGCTGCCTTTTTCTGTGCTTGAACACTAAAAGCAGAGATACTTTCTAAAACATTTTGTTGAGCTTGTGAAGTATATTGAGATTGTTGAGCATCACGTTGTGAGATATCTCTAGATTTCTGTACTTCCTGCTTTAAATTTGTTTGTTCAGTTTCGTAGTTTTGTTGAGCTATCTTTTCAGAATAAGCTGCATCTTCTTTAATAGCTAGAAGTTCACGATCACGCTGTGCTTTTTCAGCTTCAGCGTTTCGTCTCATACCTTGTACCACACGGTTGGTTTCTTCACGCATCCGTGAAATACCTTCAGTACTTACTTGTACTGGATTAAACCCTTTACGTTGTGTAGAGGATTGAAATTGAAGTCTTGCCATAGTTTATTGAAAAAAATTACTCGCATTACTTATCCCAGGAAACTCTGCTTTACCGCTAAACGCACCCAAGGGAGTACCACCACCAAAGTTTCCAATACTATTACCAGTTATGCTTGTACCGCCGCCACCAAATAAACCACTAAAATCTTGTCCAACCATTGCATTACCAGCTCCTATTAGTCCTTGTAAGAATGGTGCTGATGTGCTTTGTTGTGCAGGTGTCGCTACATAACCGGCTTCAACTTCCATACGAGGTACAAAGATACGTTCCGGTGGTAGTTCTGGTTTAGGATTATAACTCAATCTTTCGGGGAATAGGATTTCAGAAGCTTCAGCATTAAGGTCAGCGAATTGTTTCTGAAGTTCAATGTTTTTAATATTACGAGAAGATTGAGCCAAGAAACTATCCATGTTAGCTTTAGCTACTTTTTTATTATAATCTGCTTCTGCTTCTGCTTCAGTAACACTATTGGAAATTCGATCTAAATTAAGACCAACACCAAGTTGCTGTAGACTTGCATCAGCACTTAGCTCTAGCATTTTAATTTGAGCTTGTGTTACCTCACCAGTCATCTGTCGTTCTAAGGACATCAGGCCGCGCTGTAAGGCTGCTGTATTAGACTGCTGAAGCTTTGCACTAGAGACACCAGCTTGCCCTAAGGAAGCCTTTCCTTGTGCTATTAAGCCTTCAATTAATGCAGACTCCTTATCCATAGCAGTCTTGTTTCTTGCTTGTTGGATCGTATTTTGAAGAGATGCTAAACCAAGATTTTTGTTTGTACTAATTTGTAAGGATTTAAGACCTTGTTCTTTTGTAGAGGTTGCAGCTTCAAAATAAGTCTTTTTTAAGTTAGTGATTGATGTTTCGTTTTGGAACTGCTGTTGAAGAAACATATCATCAATAGCATCTAACTCAGCATCAATAGCTTGAGTACCAGCAAGTGCATTTAAATCTTGTTGTTGATTTGAAATTTGCTGACTTTTTTCGTATAATTTAAGTTGCTTTAGATACTCATAGTCTTGAATCTCTTTGCCGCGTTCCCAACTTTTTAAATTACTTTGGTGGGAAAACTCACGCTCAGCTTCGTAATTAGCTTTATCTGCTTTATCTGCGTCTCTGCTATACCTGTTAGTAGATCTTTGTACTTTCTTAGCAGCTTGGCGTTGTTTTTTAGCCTCTGCTCGGGCTTTTTTATTTGCGTCAGCGGCTGCATTGCCTCCCATAATGCCGCCTGCAATAGATGTTGCTGCAGTGATGGCTGCCGCAACCCATGTCATCTCTAGCCCAGACTCAGCTAGCTGCTCATCTAGAAGATTAAAATTTTTTTTTAATTCAAACATTAAGTCCTCCTATAAAAACGTGGGGAATAGTTACCTTCCCACATCATTGAAACCAACGATACAGGGTATGGAAAATTACTTGTCACTTTAAGTTCAAAATTAGTATTACGTTGATGGATTGGTATGGTAAATTGATGCTCTGATGTTACAGGACTACTGTCTGCTAAATAAATATTAGCATCATTTACATACTCTACATTCTTCCATTCATCAGAACCGCCAGCTTTTATTTTAAATAAAACGGGACCTGTTCTACTAACAGAAAATGTAACTCTAGATATAATCAATGTAGCTGTATAATCTGATGTTGTAGGGTCACGTTTAAAATAAAATTTAGGTACGGTTGCTTCAAAATCATAACCATAACCTACAACGATACCATCAGCATAACTTGTATAGTCACCTTGAACTTCAAAGTAATGGTAACCTGTGCCAATTTCAGTACGTTCAGTAGCAGCTAAATAAAGACCTGCATCTGCTTCAACGGCTGATGCTGTACCTACATCTGCTTCTGGTACACAAAGAAGCATGATAGCTTCCTTCTGTTGGAATGGGGTATAAGGTACATAGATTTTAGTAATCTTATTGGTTGTATCATACACCACCGCATCGACCGATGCATGGGGCTTGACAGGCCTTGTAGCCATGTCCAAGCATGTATTGCCAGTGATGCTAGTAGCGCCTGTTATAGAGCTTCCTGAGGGGATCTCATCAAGAATGATATTACCTATTGTATATTCATCTTCATGCTGAGATACAACAATTACAGAGTCATTAATAATATCTGCAGTTTGAATAGTGCCAGGTAATTCCCACTTAGTCCATGCTTGAAATAAATCTTTCTCACCATTATTATAATATCTATAAAGATATAGGTAAGAGGTAGATCTATCAATCAGCATAATTACAGAGTTCTGCGGACTAACTGTTAAATCATCTACAGTATCAGGTATCCATTCAAGTACAATTTTACTGATGTCAATAACAATAGGGCTTTGTTCTACATCACGTAGAGCCATTGTAAAGAGTTTACAGTAACCTGGTACTCTACTAATAAAGGCAGAAGTAGTACCAACATCTACAGGTGCAATATCAGTTGCCATCTCATAGTTAGAGAGGGCTCGGATTACAGCAGAATTAGGAGTAAGAATACTAGCATCAGTTGCATACAGTTGGAATTGCTGTCTTGCACTAAACAAAAGAAGTCCTTGTGGGGAAGGTAATACTTCAGACAATTCAACAGGTCTTACACTAGACACACTAAGATCAATTGGATCTGAATCAATTTGTATTAATGCAGACTTAACAAAAAAATTATAAGAATCATTAGCTACACCAAGGATTATATTATCTTCGGATAGAATTCCAAAACGATTACTATAGAAAAAAGTGGCGTTAATACGTGATCCAATAAAAGAAGGAGGGGGACTGGTTAAATCATCACCAGTTAACCTATTCTTATAAGCTATAGGCCCAAAAGTAAAAGTAGTAGCACCCGTGTTAGCCAATTCATGTGGCATGGTTGCATTGTTTACACCAGGTGAAGCAGTACGAGACACCGCTTCTTTCCAGTAACCGTCTCCTCTAGTGCTGTTATATGCAGAAAATTCTACGTAATAATCATCTTCAGGTTGATCACTGTTAAGGATTTTAACATGATGACCATCATAAGATTGTAGTGATAATTTACTTGCATCTACCACTTCATCTTGAAATGATTCTAACGCATTATTAGCATCACCACCTTTAGCACTAAGAGTAAAAGTTACAGGAGTACCACCAGGAGCACTGTAATTTGTTACTACACCATTAGCTTCGTTTGTACGTTTAATTACAAGACTATTACTATAAGATTCTAAGTACCATTTACCAGCAAAGTCTGCATTACCTGCAGTGTGTTGTGCCTGAATTAAAGCTATAATAGAACCAAGTATATCATGTGTAGCATGTGTTCCGGTAAGGAGTGTATCAAACGTAGCAGAAGATTGAGCAGTAGCTACTGCATCTAACCCTTGAATAGTTGTTGTGTATACAGCAGCGTTGGCAACAGCCAGCAGCTTTAGAGTGCCTTCAGAGTTAGCAACAAATGTACCAGCTGCCTGCATAGCAGTAGTAACAGTTTTGTTAGTAATAATTGTAGTATCTTGAATGCTACGGAAATGGTAATCGTTCTGTGTAGTACCAGTTAGATATGCAGTACCAGTATTAGTTACAGTACAGAACGTACCATCAGCAGCAGTCCAAACAAAAATATCTGTGCCTTTAATACAACCAACATAAGAACCAGCTGCATCACGTTCAATAAAGAACCATGTAGCACCGTCTAATTCAGCCTTAGTAAATACAGTGCCATTAGCTTTCTTTAATACATTAGTATGTTTCATCCCTGGTCTTTTTAAGAGACCATAAGTAGCATCGGGGTAACCGTTAACGCATTCAGTTAACTGTCCCAATAATTTTTTGTCATCATTTTGTCGAGATACACCACCAAGAAAGTTTGGTATTAGTTGGGTTACTGCTGGCATTAGCGTTGTAAAGTATGGAACGGTTGATAGCTTTGATAGAAATTACCACCTTTAGGACTACCAAAGAAAGTATAATCCCCTTGGTTACATTCGTATTCTAAAGCTGTAGATTTAGCAAGAGCTTCTTTTTGTATTAGCATTTGATATTGATTAGGATCGCCAATAATCCTACTAGACACAATTGCTGAGGCTCTTGCAACGATAAAGGCTTGAATGACAGTAGGAATACTAGGCCAATCAAAATACCAAATAACGTCTACATATAAAGTATCGTCAGTCCAAACAAATGAATGAGAAAATTTATCGTAAAGTTTGCCTTCACGATTAATACTATTTCTATTTAAATTTTGTGTGTAAGATGTATTCAAATCCATTTGAAGTATATTGTTAGCAATAACTACTTCATTAGATGAGTCTGGTGTAATTGGATAATCTGATTCTTTATTAAAAGACCAGCCTTCTGATTGTACTTCACGAGACACTTCTCTTAGGGTGTTGAGTGCAATCGCAACGTCCGGGTTGGTTTGTGATTCAACTCTACTTGTAGCAATAGACTGTGTTAAAGTCTGACTGGATACAGTCTGAGAAATATTAACAGTATAATTATATGTAACAGGACTGGTAGCTGGAGATACTTCTACGCCTGCAACAGCAATAGATGTATTGATAGTTACACCAGGTCCGCCAATATAGGTGCCAACTGGAATGTTAGCTGTAGTAGTAGTTAGAGTAGTACCAGAGATAGAACCAGTAAAACGTGAAACTTCATTTAATATAAAAGTTTTACCAAA